GTTTTATGTCTGTCCATTTCATATTTCTTGTGTAGTTTCTGTTCCCATCTCCAGCAATCGTATATCGTTCCTGTCCAAATCCTCTGTATTCTGATGTCGTAGTTCGTAAAACCACGCCCTCTTTTTACTACGTCTTTGAATGTTCGCCCTTTTGCGATGCCCACCTTTATTGTTTCTCTTTCCCATGTTGCCTTGTTAACTAAGACTACTCCATAGAGCACTCCTTCTTTATCCTTTTCCCAAGGATGATTATCAAAGTAGGTTTTGTTATATACTCCACCACTCATGTTCTAAAATTGCCTTCTTGTCTTTTGTAGACTGACTTCCACGCAACCTTTCGGGCGTAGCTAAGTTCTATACATTTTGTACAAACTCCACAAGGTTTATTATCTACTATCTTTCCAGTGCATGACCAAATCATATCTAACAACTCAGGCTTTGCCTGAATTAGCATGGCTACAATCTCCGACTTCTGCATCCACTCGAAAGGAAATACATTAGTAGGTAGCTTTAGCACATGATGAGGTTTTAGTCCGTGTGGGTCTAGCGTCTGACTCCACCCACAAGCTAATGACCTAAATGGAAACTTAAGTTGTAATCTTTGTTGCCATGAGTCATCTGCATTTGCTCCCCATATGATTGCTTTCCAGCTAACTTTTGGATTACCTACTATCAAAGTAGATATAGCTGATTGATGCTGTAAGACTGGGTAGTTATGTATTCTATGATTCTGTGGCATATTTGCCTCGTCTACTAGAAGTCTTACTTTCATAAGGTTTGCTTGTTTATGAGCAGCTGCAAGCTGAGCGTCAGCAACATCTCCCCAACCTTGTTTATTATATAGATGAAGCGCAACTGGATTGTAACCTTTCTCAACTGCATACCATAAAGCAGCAGCACACTCTAGTCCACCACTAAGGTTTACTACGGAGTCTACATTACTTTTAATTTCTTCAACCATTTTATTTTATTCTTATCTCTATTTGAAGGTAGTCTATTGCATGTTGTACAGATTGGATTTGCTGCACGATTACCTTTTGCTAATTGTTGTTTTAGTTCTTGTAGTTTAGGATTGTTCTTCCAAACATCAAAGAAGTTATCCTCTTTAATATTCCCAAATATATTTGTGTCTGTCCAATCATTACAACACATCTGTATACTACCATCCCAATGAATCCATCCTTTAGTCAAAGGTAGAATACATACTTCATTGATAGCTGACCTATCTGTAGCAATACGATTATAAATATCACTTCTGTTTGCTACTTGAATTGGAGTCTCTCCCCAATCTTCGGGCTTCATATTTTGGTCCCAGTATCTATGTGTTGCTCTAGGCATAATCTTTTTGCGTTCTTCCATCTGTTCTTCTGACTTATAACTATTAATTATAAGTGAATCAAACAAGTCAAAGTATTGCATCTTTTGTTCTAACTTATACCCATTAGTTAAGATTCTTGTTCTATAAGTTCTAGTCTCGTGATGAAGCATCCTTGCTAATGCTCCGAAGTCTGGGTGTAAGGAGTTCTCTCCTCTACCTGTGAAACAAATAGTTCCTTTGTAACTGTGGCAACTAGCTATGAATTTTCCGAAATCTCGCAAACCCATGTACTCTTTTACATTCTCATAACCACTACTACGAGGGCAGTAGTTACATGTTTCGTTGCAGATGCCTGAGACATCTATGTTAATAAGTATCGGGCTCATATACAAATATCCAATTTTTTCTACTTGCACTATCTATTGTAGTGCCTACTTCTTTAAATCCAAAATCTAAAAAAGGTTGCTTTCCGCCCTCATAAGTTATCTCTAACATCATGCGTGGGCTTCCCCATGTTTTCATACAGAACTTCTTTCCTTCAATCAAATCCCTAGTAGTACAACCGCCTTTGTATTGAGGCATCCATGCCTGTCTACGAAACGCGGGATATTTATAAATCTCTCCATTATCTCCTCTAAACTTCTTTTTATAGCATAGAGCATTGACTCCAATCATTACACCATTCTCATACCACATCATATAATATTGATGCTTGTCGTATTTATCCTCTAAGTCTTGATAGCATACTTTGTTTTGCACAATGAATCCTTCAATCCTTAGTTGTATTACGCGATAGAGTTCATCAACAGTTAACTGCTGATAATGTTTAATTTCACAAATCATACTCTTTTTACTATTCTTGGGATTATTTCTCCACTTCTAATCACTTCTACCTTACAACCTATCTCTAATCCCAAAGCATCTATATATGCAATGTTATGCAAAGTTGCTCTAGATACGGTTGCTTCTCCGATGACACAAGGCTCAAGTATACCTACTGGTGAAACAGCACCTGATTTGCCGACATTCCATTCAACATCTAACAATCGAGTAACTACTCCTGCCTGTCTGGTTTTTAACGCGAAAGCTCCTCTTGGATGGTGTGATGTGTAGCCTAATGTTTCAAAATATATATTAGAGTCGACTCTTACAACTTTACCGTCCTGAGGAAATTCTCGATAATCACTTTGTGTGACTGTGTTAAGTCCCTCGTTAGAAATAACTAACATATCTTCAGTCCAACTATCGGTTGGCTGTGGCTGTACGCCATAAGCTATGAAGGTTAAGTCTCGGGACTTGAATTCGTTTACATCTTTTAGATTCAATGCACCACTAGCATAATTTCTAGCGTTAGGGATGGTCTTAGGGGCAACTACTTCTCCAGTAATCTGCCTTACTCCATCCAATCCTATTCGATTTGGTACTATACATCTAACTTTCTCAGTAATATCTAGCCCCTCTTTACCATCCCCACGAGAAAGTGCCTGTGTTAGTACGCCGTCTACATAAGTTATAGACACAGCAGCACCGTCCAGCTTGGCAGTCATAATGTGTGATTGGTTGATATCCCATTTTGGTTCTTCATCTTCGCCTACGAAGACTTTCTGTAATGAATACATTGGGAAGGGGTGTTGGAATCTTTGTTCGCCTACTTCGATATAGCCTACTTTACTTTCTAAAGCAGTATTCTCCACAAGCCTATCATAAACCTCGTCTGGCAATACAGGATTGCCTTCGGCATACTTTTGATTACAATATTCTAGGTATTCTGTCTTATTCATACATATATTATACAGAAATTGTGAGCTTATGTCAAGTATTATTTTTGTGGGCTATAGGTAAATCTTATCTAATACATCTTTGAAATGAGTTTCAAGAACGGTTTTGACTTCCGAGATAGATAGAATCTCAACTAATCCCTCAAATAATGCCTTGCTATTATTAAAGTCTATTGGTATAGCAATGCCGTCCTTTGTTGGCTTCCATTCTTCATCAAAGTCTAGGTAATACTTCCTGATGTGTAAGTACTCAATATTCCGAAAACTATTTACAGTAAGGTAAACTCTCTCGTGTTTTTCTTCATTGTAATGTATTAGTTTCTCGTATACTGGTGGTGCATTATGTAGTTCTATCATTCTTCAGTATCGCTGCTAAAGGTACTATAGAAGTTACATTCTCTGGAACAAGAAGTCTGTAGCTATCACAATCCCAACAAAATAATAATACTTGGTCGTCATTGGGTTTAGCTCTATTCCTCTTAGTCTGGATATGCTTATTATCGAAGTCCATTGTGCAGACATTATATTTCATTCTGCGACTATTTTGACTACGGTAAGTAATGATGGCATCGCCTGCATTAGTTACATTCTTTATAAAGTCATCTTTCTTCATGCGTTTCCTTGTGGGTTGTTAAAGTCCTTTAGCGTCCCAACTATGGTATCGTCTTGCAAGGTGATTCTATAAGATAAAAGAAGACCCAGCCTGCGAACAGACTGAGTTGCTTCAAGGGGTAAAGTTAGTCGTTCAGTTCGTTAATTAACTGTGCGAAATACTGAGCTGCCTTACCAGTAAGCTTACTGATAATTGCTGCATCTGGTTCTTTTCCTGCATCACTAATAGCATTAGTAAGAGTTTCCTGTGCACCTGCTACAGATACTCTAGTACCACCAGTTGAACCTGATTTAGTTCCAGTCGCAGGAGTTTTCTTTACATAAACTCCAGCTTTTGTTAATATCATTCTGACTCCATTCGGACTCTCGTCTATGTCATCAGCTATCATTTTAACGATTTCCATACTTGTTTCAGGAGTAGGTTCCTCTGCAGTATACATCTCTACTGCCTGAGCTTTTAGTTCGTCTGTCCAAGCCATTTTTCTTTTCCTTGTTTTGTATTTTTGTTTGTATTCGGCAAGAGTAAAGGTGTTACGGTACCCCGGACACCAACCTGTGGCATCTAGCATTTGTGTGTAAAACCTGTCGCTCATTGCTTATTTCCTTAATATAAATATATTATACTAAAAGTTTAAGCATTAGTCAAGAACTAAATTTTATAAGGTATATCCGAATGTGATAATATCGTCTTTATATAGTGTTGCCACACTACTACGAGTCCTTAATGTATACCACTGCTTCCACATAGGTGCTACAAACAAGTTCTCTAAAACTGATGTATCTTTCGGATGTAAGTCTAATTCCTCTAGTTCATGTTTCCAATCTTCTAGTCGTATTAAGATATTACAATCCTTATATATTTCTTTCTGACTTTGCATTACATTAGCGTTCAACCAAACATCAAAGCCTACATAATTTAGACTGTTTTGATATTCTGTTACTGCTCTCTCAAAGGGGTTTCTTATAACCCCTATCTTGCACTTAGCAGATTCCAGAAATAAATTCTGACTCATAACTAAGCTCCCTTGCTAATGCTTTGCAATCATCTATTGCGTGTTCTCTTTCTTTAGGGGACAAGTCATTCAACCCATCCAACTTATCAAGTAAGGCTTTTAATTTAATTGCACAATCAATTCTGTTGTGTGTCACTTAAAGTTCCTCTTTAGAGAAGACAACTTGTCTTCCAATCCAGCTAGTTTTTCAACTTCTAAGTCTAACGTCTGAATGATATCTCCATGTTCTGCTAGTCCGACATGCGAACCTAACAGCACTTCTATATTCATTTTGTGTGCTTCAATGCAACCTTCGTAAACTTTTACAAGTGCATTAACTAATCTATCTCTATAATTGCTCATCCTAATAATCCTATAACAAAGTTCCTAATGAACCTCTCTCTATGTTTTCCTACATCAAATGCCGCAAACATTAATAACGGTGTTAATGGTAATGCCATTAATGACACTCCCATGGTAACGATTTTCTTATGCCTAAGGACAGGATTGTCTTTATCTGTTAGCACAGCAACTCTAAAAGCAGGTAGAACCAGCTTCCATATTACTATGAACCAAGCAGACAGCCAAAAGGCTATTAAATAATCCATATCTTTTCCTTATGCTCATTTTATTGAGTTCTTTACAAATATTGTTGTAAATGTTTTAAACTACCAATCGAGTAGGCTGGTAGTGGGTAATACTTACCTGCAGAAGTTATGTGAGGAAAGAAAGTTTTACTTAATAAACTTTGGTCAGTACACTCTATGGTATAGACTAAGTATAGTTTATAACCTCTTTCTTCTTCTCCTTCAGGTTGTATTTCTCTTTGGATAGTAGCTGGGTAATTCTGATGAATACACCAAACTTTTTCTCCGATTTCAAACTCATCTGCCATACATTGGTCTGGCAAGATTGCGTTTCTTCTTCCGTCGTAGTCAGTCATGGAGAGTTTCTGAGGCACTCCTAGTCTTTCTATAATTCCTTTAATAAATGCAGGTGAGCGATAAAGCGACTTAGCTATATCAGATACATTAAATCCGTCTACATACATCTGAACTGTACTCTTTATCTCTTGTGGGTCTGCACCTTTTCCTTTGTTCTGTGCCTTTCTTATAGCACGGAATCTCATAGTCTCGTTATGTTCGACTATGATTTTGTTTAATCTTGTAGTGTTGTAGGCAATGTTTAACATGCCACACGCTTCTTTTTTAGTTATAGGCTTCTCGCCTTCTAGTAATTCTATTACTTTACTTATATTCGCTTCCGCTAAGTTCTCGTGCTTTTTTATTCTCATTCTCTACCCCTAGTAATATGATTGCATAATGCAGAATCTTTAATAAGTCCTGCTCGTTTCTTCCATCTTTCTTTCCATAGCGTTGGGCATACTTTATAATGTTGCCTAGGCAGAAGCCTTCGCCATGACCAGCGTCGAAGATGAACTCGGTTGACTGGATTTTATTCATACTGTAGTGACTATCGTAAGTATTTAGTATGTGATTCTTTAGCATGTTCAATGCTACTCTTTCATTAAACTTGTCGTTATTATATTCTGTCATTTACTTCTCCGTTGTAAAAAA